TTTTCATTAATTAGATTAACGGCTTTTTCCCAATCAAAAACCATTAACTCCTTTCCTCGATTAGCTTCACCATTCGCAAATGCTTGCATAGAATCCATAATTCAATCCTCATTGATACCTAAAATATGATGTGGCAACTATGTAGGTTGCATAGCTTTCGAGAATGACTCTAGCCACAAAACAATAATAACAATTTACTTAATTAAAAAATAATCAGTATTTCTTATATAAGCCCATCCGTCCAAGTCAAAACAAAACGATCATTGAATTGGTCGAAAGTCGGATTGTTGCTGCCATCCAAATCAACAAAGACAAAACCCTCCTCGATTGGGTTTAAGTTTTGGCAAATGCGATTATAAATAACAGGCTCACCGTTTTTTTCAATACTCATATAAAGTTCATCAAGTCGGGTATTTAGCGTCAATCGGTAGACATTCCCACCTAGTGTAACTTGCAAGTTTTGATTGGCTGTTTGTTGTAGGTCAATGGCTAGTGTGGTCATAGGTTAAATTTCCCTGCAAGTTTCGACAGCATGGATTGACTAGCTTCCTTAGGCTGAACCGTTCCACCCTCAACCGTGGAATTATCTTGCTCTGCTTTGGCTTCTTGTGTTCCAAACTCAAGCTGAACCTCACGCACTTCCTCTAAATCAATAGACGCTGTAATCATCTGAATTGAAGTGTTGTCGCGCATGTAGGCAAGGCGCGTAATGTTGTAATTTCGATATAGGTATTCAGGTGTAACAACATGGAATTTAAGTGTGCTGTTTGCGTATAGCTCAAGCTGAGCCAACCAAGCTGATTTCTCAAGCTTTGTACCTTTCCATTTAATCAACTGAACCGATAAAAAGCGCGGATCGGTGACTTTGTTGTATGAGCTAAATGAGCCTTTCTCAATCAAGAATTTAGAAATGGTTGAGCTGTTTGTATAGTCAACGTTCTTCACACTATCCGACAAAAGAATCGGCACGCCAAATTCATTAACCAAACCCCATACTTCACCGAATACAGCGCGGATTAATGCTGCGCCACCTAAGTTGATTGCAGCGTCAGTACCCGCAGTTACCAATCCCTTAAAGTTGGGGATACTCGGCATTCCAGCCATTGCCATAAATTCACCAATTAAAAAGCCCTCTATTGAGGGCTAGTTTACATCAATCAACGCTGCAATAGAATTGAACGCAAAAACCACCCCATACTGGTTGTTGAAACGCTTTCAGCTCTTTTCTCAACATTGACTCAATTGATTTCTTTGATTGCTGCTTATAACTAAATGGGGTTCGCATAACTCTATGCCCTCCACGATCACACCAAGCTTCAATTGTTACTGTTTTTTTAATCTTATCTATGTCAACAACTTTTACCGTAACTGTCATAACATTCACCTTAAATAACCTAAAAAATTAACGTGGCGGTCGTGTAGGTTGCACGATTTTCGGGAGCTACCCTAGCCACGTATTAATTATGCCATACTTGTGCCAAGATTGTTAAGGCTTGCTTCAACTCCACGCATTGCATCGGAAGTAATGCCCGACACGCTTGAAGCTGTTGTATAGATATTCAAGTCACCCATTTTCACATCAACTGAGCGGCTTTGCATATCGGATTGTAGACCTTTGCTGTTATAAAGCTTTCTTGGTGTAGCGCTTTGCTGAACCATGCCTTGTGCTTGTGCTGCGCCTTGTTGTAGGTTGGATGGTTGATCTGGAATAGCCACATTGAATGGAGAGGGCATCTTGCTGCGGTCTGCCGATGGTGTTCCATGAACATGAATAGCTTTTCCTGAGCCGAAAATCTGACCTGACGCTTTGGCTTGTTTTTCAACCTCTGCAACCCATTTTTTAGTGGCTGAACTAGCTTCCCCTAAATAATTTGGATTTGCATAAGATAAGTTTTCACCAACACTCGATGGCATTCCCTCGGCGCGTTTTCTCAAGTAGTCGCGCACAAAAGCCTGCATACTAGGTGATACTTTATCCATAGGAACATTTTGCACACTTCCATAAGCTCCTTTTCGTGGCGCATTAATAGCGGAAAACGCCCAACGCTGATTTGCAACACCACGCACCCCTTTGCCAAATTTCCCTGACGCAGCTCGGTTAAGAATAGTATCAATTACACCCGCTGCTTGCTTTTCGCTATTCCCGTTTTTAAGCCCTGAGACAACCTCTGTTGATGTTACTTTCATAATATCAATAATATCGCTTTCGCTTAGTGCTAAGGTGCTACCGTGGTTTGATTTCTTGAATGAGCCACCACCAACAGCAGGGGATTGGTTGTCGCCCATCTTAAACGCACCACCTAACATAAAGTCAGCAGCTTTATTCCATGCAGGGCTAATAGCATCCTTAGCACGCGAACCAAACTCAGCAAACATTTCTTTAGCTTCTGCCGATGCTCCTGCAAAGTCACCGCTAAATAGCTTCTGAATGATTGACGCATAGCCTTTGAGTGTAGGGATAACCTCAGCCATTACTTTATCGGCAAGCTCTCCAAAACCTTTGGTCAAGCTTTCAACGGAAAGTTTTGCACCGTCAATAAGGTCGGAGAATTTACCCCAATCAAATAATGATTGACCACCCTCTGCCCATACTTTGTAGTCGTCATAAAGCAAGGTAAATGCAGCGGCTATTGCTGTGACAACTAAAATAAATGGAGCAAACGGTGCAATAAATGCTAGTGCTGCAATCAATGCTTTGCCAAATAACGGAATAAGCACAGCACCCAAAACAAATGCCATTGCTTCAAATACGTTCTTAACAGTCTTTTGATGATCTTGTAAAAACTCAAAAAATGCCTTAGCAAAGTTGGTTAGCTTTACAAGTAGGGGGATAATCGCATTACCGATCATCAATTTCATGCTTGCCCAATGTGCAGATAATTGCGCCTGATTCTTGGATAGCTCTCGGCTTGCTGCTAATTCCTCTTTCGATGATGTGTACATTTTGGCGTGATATTCGGACATTTCTTTCATGGCGTCACGACCCTGCATCAATGCTGCAATCGTTCCCTCATCGAAACCCATGTCTTGACCGAGTGCGTAAGCTTGTTCGCTGTTCATTTTTGAGAATGAATCAGATAGATCAAGCATCACCTTGTCTACGTCCCGAAGTTTTCCTTGTCCGTCTACCATTGAAACGCCTAGTGCGTTCATAAATGGAAGCAGGGAAGTATCACCTTTCACAACAAAATCATTCATGCCTTTGTTAAGGCCTTTCATTGAATTTGTCATGCCCTCGGCTGTACCGCCTAAAGCAGCACCCGCACCACGCATACCATTGATTTTTTCAGCAGTTAGACCAAGTGAAGATTGAAGCTTTAGCATTTCCTCATTGGCTTGGCGCGTTTCTTCCGCTACGTTTTGCAAAAATCGGATGATACCTGTCGCAGCAGCCAAAGACGCAAAAACCTTAGCAGCACCCTTTACAGCGTTGGCTAGCCCCTCAAAGTTTTTGGAAACCGCACCGCCTTTCTTCTCGACACCATCTAGGCTTTTTTCGAGCCGTGCATCGGTCTTAATGGCATTCTCTGCCTGAGCTGTATACTTTGATGTATCAAGCCCAAGCGTTACCATGATTGCATCTACAATATGAGCCACTATTTAAGCTCCTCTATAACTGCCTTATTGTGTTTAGCAACTAAATCCACCTCTATGACGTTTAACGCATCCTCTAGGCTTAGGTGTAATGCTAAGTCCGTATATGAAACAAGCCCTGTTTGTAGGGCTTGAAACACGGTATCAGATACGTTCACTGTCTTAGAAAGCAGACTTTCATTAATTGACAGTCCGCTTTGTTGCCCTAAGCTTGCGAACTGCCGTCTGTTAAAAAATCAATATGAATCATTAGGGCCTCTTTTCGGATTTGCCATAATGTTTTAATTGACTCAATGTCAGAATCTAAAAGGATGTCGCGTGGAGTTCCGCCCGATGGCACAATACGAGCGCAATCAAGAAGCTCATTCAGTAGGTCGGTTGCAATCTGTTCTTGCATATTTCCAAGCCCCGCAATTACAACACGGGCAAGCTCAAGCATACCACCCGATGTATTGACGTTTGAGAAGTCTAAATTACCCACATCAACACCACCGCGAAGCATTGCAAGCAAAGCACGATTGGCCCAATTGTCAGCATCAATCACAGACATTTCGGTAATGACAAAGGTTTTCCCCTTGTCACGACCGTCCGCAATAACTAAATCTTTAGTCTTACGAGCCATCTTATGCGATCTCCGTCAATGATGTTGGGTCAACTTCAAATACTGACTGGCTACCTTGTAAAAGTTTAGTAGCGCTTACACCTGAGTGCTGAGTATAGAAGCCACTAAACGAAGCGGTCTTACCGACAGACGGTAAAGTCAATTGAAAATCAACCGCAACGATTTCTTTATTTTCAAGGAAGTTCGCAGCGCAGTTTTCAAGGATTGCCAATGATGGTGAGTTCGCCTCAAGGTTCAAGCCGAAAGTTTGCGCGTTAAACACAAAACCACCGCTTAAATTACCATCAGCACCCGCTACAGTTTGAGCAAGTGTGATGTCGCCTAAGTTAAAAATGTTGTCAGCCTGAAAGCCAGTGAGCTGAACGTATGAATCGTAAATCCCCTCACAACGAAACAGTAGGACACAGTTCGCAGCGGTTAAGGTCTTTTTGTTAATAGCCATGCTTTAAACCCCTTACTGTACGTTAATTGAAGCAATGTTGATCGAGTGAACCGAGCCGCCATCTGTGTACCACAGCTTAATCGGGAATGAACCGCGTGCAGAGCGAACCTGCGGGGTAGCATCACGGATCATTAAGTAGTAGCCCTGATTAAAGATAATAGTCGCAGCGTCAACACCCGCTTCGTTGTTGATAATCGACTTTTGTTGCTCAGATAAGATGACACCAGTTTGGATACCACCAAAGTTAAGCATTTCGTTAATTGGGTCTTGAGCTGAAGCGCGTACTTTAGACTTTCCGACGTCATTGTATGGAATCGACTTGTTAGCAATCAGACCAGTAATTTGCGCTAACTGCAATTGGCTGTTGAAGTAGACTTGATTTAGGTACGCGTCAACCCACTTAAATTCTCCTGAGACAATCGAATTGCGTAAGAAGATGAAACGGTCATTGGCGGTTGCAAACGCGCCATAATAAGCGTATCCGTTCGATTCAAGGGCATTCGCATCATTCACATCGGTAACACTAGGCGCTAATGTTGAAGCTGAACGGAAATCCATTGTTGTACGGCCGTTAAGCTCACTAAAGTTTAGTGACGCAGCATAGCCCGCGCATAGAGCCGCATGTTCAAGTGTGCCATAAACACAAGTCACATCAGCAACATTGTTTTCAGCAACCCAGCCCGCAAAGTTGGTTGTGTTATTTGGGATTAAAGCTGTTGGTTCTTCGCCATATTTAACCAACCAATAACGGTGATTTTGCAAAGATACCCAAGTCGCAATCTCTTTCTGAATATCGTCAGTTAATGCAGCTGAAGTTTCAACCACGACTGTTGATAGATTCAATGTGTAGTTGGTTAAACGCTTCATTGCTGTAGTCGCAGTGTCAACCGTTGTCACGGTATCTAATTGCGCACCTGTAAGCTCAGTTAAGGCCAAAGCTTCAGCAGCAGCGCCAGTAGCGAACGAGACAGAACTTGTCGCACCAGTTGTGCCTGAAGCAATAACAAACGACTGTAGCTGAGTGTCAAAGGTTACAGCAGCAGTTAAGGCGGTCGCAATCAATGTAGCAGCATTGCTAAAACTTGTAGCGGCAGAAAGATCAACTGTGCCTGTTTTTAAAGTGCCATCGATAGTTACGCCAATATCGCCTGTAATCGCTTTTAACTGATCAAGCGACATAGAGCGCAGTGACGCACCTGTCAATTTCGCAGCACTGTCAACCGCTGAATATTTAGAAATGAATAGCGCAGATGGTTTAACAGTTGAGCCTGTAAAGCCATTGAAATAAATCTGAGCGAATGCGTATTTATCAGACGTTGTACCGTAGTCATTGCCTACTGCGTCAGCATTTGAATACTCCTTAGCGACAAACTTTACGTCATCACTAATGATTACTGCGTTAAGTGCCATTGCAGTACCGCCCGCCCCTAGAACCGAGGGAAGTACCGTAACGATTTCACTTGCTGGAATGGATGCTAGCATTATCCTTATTTCCTCTTAAAGTGGATTAATATCTACCGTAATTGTTTTAGTAGATTCTTGACGATAAGTATAGTGTGGATTGTATTGCATATCAATTTCCACCATCCATCGTGCTTCGTACTCAGATGCTTCATTAACAAATGAGAGGTTCTTAGGCGGTCGATAGTCTAGCGGCTTACATGATTGCAGGCGCTCACATGCATAAGGGTTTTTAAACATTGTGGCTATTTGTCTAGCCCTTGCCTGTCCTAAGTCGCCATAGCAGTCAACTTGCATCATTGTCTTAACTGCGGTCTGTACGGTTACAGTTTGGCTAATTAAATCGGGATTAGTCACCTCTGAATAGCTCAATTGGTCTAAATCAGTTTCAGTGATAAAGGTTATCACTATTCCATCTATAGGAAGTGGCTGGGTGTTCTGATAGCCACACACAATCTTGCTTGAATCGAAAGTCGGGAACATTTCAGCGAACATATTCCAGATTTCAACAAACATTTGATCTAAAAAATCTACTTCCGCCATAATACCACCTTCACCCAATCGCCATTTTGATCATTCAATGCATTACCGATGTCACCGCTTGCATACTTGAGCCAATCCTCAACCACGGATTTGACAGTCCATTTTACACCACCAAACTCAACATAGGATAAACCTGTGCCTAAGCCACGTATCATAGGGTCAATGATACCGTCAATGTATCCGTAGCAGAATGAGCCTTGTTGATTGATCAAGTTTAAATGCTCAAGGTCTTTTGATTGAATCGCCTGAATCTGAATATCTTTCACAATCTTGGTGTATTTCGGCACAACCTTACCGCCTGCGATTGTTTCCGATCCAATGTTCACATAAATATCCGCATTGGTTACATTCGGGTTTATTGCCCTTGTAACGCTATTCGCCATCATTCTTAGTTTAATAGACATAAAAAAGCCCCATCATTGATAGGGCTTAGTTTAGCATTAATCTAGTTATTCTTTGTTGTATTCGCTGCCAAGAATCTCGATAGCAATATCAGATACAGGTAGTGATGTTTCAAACATAAAATACTCGCCTTTCTTGTAGCGGTATCCATAAGACTTATTCCAAGGCAATTCATCCTTGATTAATAGTTTTGTTAGCTCTGAATAATCAACTTGTTTTGGGGTGAGGGCGTCATATTCCTTCTTATGATCCTTTGCTGTGGCGCGTGGCAATAAGCATAAATACCCATTCTTTTGTTTTCTCGTCTTCCATAAAGATTTATCAATTTCAGTATTTGGGTTTGCCACCATATTGTAAAACTGGATGCCAAACTGAATACTGTCATGCGTTTGATGCATCTCAAATCCGTACTTTTCACAAATCAATTTAACTTGATCATATAATGCATTACGCTTTTCCATAAATGCATCAATCAAGGATAAAGTTTCTTCACACTCAACTTTATAAAACATATAACTACCTCAGTTACAGCCTAAAAATATGGTGTGCCAGTCGGTAGGCTTTCCCGATGTTCGATAGCTAATCTAGGCACTTACTCATAATACTAATATTGCTCTTAAAAAGATAATTAGTATTTCTTATATTAATCAGTTATCTCAACTTGATAACTCATAAGCAAGTCATAAGCTTTAGGAGATATTTGATCTCTCCACACACTAGCTACACGCTTAATTTCTTTTTCTTTAGCGTATTTGTACATTAAAAAACATTCCATAGGATCTTTTGAGTACCCTATAGTCTTTCGCTTCCCCATTGCGTTTACTTGTGCGACAAATTTATTATCATTTTTCCTAAAATTAACGCCAATTGGATAAAGCCCCCTCTTGGAGTTGCTTTTAATAAACAATCCGTTTACTTCAGGAGGAAGAATAAAACAATTATCCTCACTGTATATTTTATTTCCTTTAAAGATTAGATCTTTATCTATATTTGGGTCGAACAGCTTTCGCCCATGCTGATTATCAAACCACTCATGGAAATATGAAAAATCAAGAAAGTTATCAGATAGAAAGCAATCTCTATATGTTGGTAGATTTTTAAGCATATGTGGAGAGTAGCATCTAGCAACCATATTAAACCATAATGAGTATTGAACTGTGTTCTTCCCATCAATTCTTGTTATATATTTTCTATCATTAAAACCAACACCATGGACTAATTTCATACTTGATACCTCTATCAATAACCTGAAATATTAATGCGGAAGCCAATCAGGTTAATTGGTTTTCGAGCCGTCACTCTATCCGCATAATTATTATAGCATCACTATTCAACAACTTGCGACTTAATTGAATCATGAAGAAGTAAACTTTCACGCAATGGCGACTGTGTTCCTTTCTTGGCAACCGTGCTATCTGCGTTTTTTGGGTCTGTAAACGTCATGATGGCGGTCTGTAGGTCTGTTTGCATTTGGAGACCAACAAGCCCCAAAATTTCGGTAACTGGCAAACCTCTGCCGATACCACGTAAAGTCATATCAGACCAATTCTTCTTATTCTGTTCGATGGTATCTCGAAAAAAAGGTCGGGGCGGTGCTGTCCGTGTGCCGTACTCATTCCAAAAAGCCACCAATGGAACGGGCGTACCATCGGGATATTTAGAATTTTCTAGCACACCGACTTTAACGTGTGCGCCTGTAGACTCAGGAGCTAGTTTTTTAAGATAGCTCGCAAGTCCTTGCCCTGTACGCTTGACCATTTATCACCGTGGTTGCGGATAACGACTGCGATCAACAGGCATGGCAATGTTAGTCACAACATACAAGCCTGTGCGATATGGAGCTGTCATCATCCAGTATTCTGCACCGTATGGCGTTTGGTTGAACCATTTTTCACGACCAACGGCAGAAGTGGGGTAATCCAACGAAACAGAAACACTACCCTCAGTAGCCGAAGAAATCCGACCAACGGCAGAATTTCCGCTTTGGATCTGTGTCTGTAGTTGCGCGTAGTGAGCAACAAGCAAGTAAAACCAAATAAGGCGCGTATCCTCGTCAATACAAGAATTTTCGCTATTATCTAGGATTTGCTCAGACTTCTTGAAAAACCACTCTAATTGTGTATCGGAAATACCCGCGAATTGCGGGTAAATCTCTTTAAAGTGGGCGGGGTCGAATACGACTTTTGCCATAGTTATACGCCTTTACCTGCATCGGCATCTTTCTCAACGCCTGCATGTTTGCCTTGCTTAATGCGCTCAGTGCCAGTTTTTAGCTCGGCTGTATCTTTCGCCTGAGCTTTGGCATTTCGTGTAGTTTCTTGTGCGGCAATACAACCTGACGTATAGAGCTTATGACCTTTGTGTTGTTCTACCCATGCATCCCACAACTCTTTAGGCACGTTTTCAGTGATGCCATAGCCGTGAGCAACGGCAGAGCTGTTGTAGCCGTTTAAGACGACTTTCTGATTACCAACTTGCAATTCAACACCATAAGGCTTTTTGCATAATACTGTAACTGTAGACATTTTCTGTTCTCCCAAAAGATAATTCATTCTAACATACAATAAAAAAAGGTATCACCAAAACGATGATACCTTTAATTTAGGCTTGCTGGTTACGGTGCAGGAGTTGAAGTCGCATCCATAGTAGCAACAAACGCAGGGCGGTAAAGGATTGCGCCTAAAGTACCTTGTGAGCGTTTTTGCTTGAAGCCTGACATGTCCTGAATTAGCGGATGGGTACGCATTTTTTCAGTGAATGACATTTCAACAGTTTTCTGACCTTCGTACTCATCAACGATTAACTGAATAGTTTCACCTGTTGGGGTGCTGTATTCAGGAATAGTAACGAAACGTAAGTTCGGGTAATGTTCTTTGAACAATGCGCCAAGGTTTAAACCGAATTGGTTTGTCTTAGTAAATTGCGCTTTCATTAGTGGAGAAAGCAAGCAAGTCATTGTTGTTTCGTTGTCTACCAATCCCTCAGTTTGAGCGATCAGCTTTTTAAACAATTTACCGAAGTCATTGAAAATATCTTCAGCAACTAATGTTTCCCAGTTACCACCAGTTACCGCAGGCAATAAGCTAGGATCGTTGATCATGCCGTAGTTAGCCAAGCCATCAATACCGTAGATGTATGAATGGTTTTGGAACTTGTTAAGCGTCAATGCAGCAGAAATTTGTTTACGGCTTGACCAGTCGATACGCGCTTCACCCGCCATTTCCTGCTCATACTCACCAACACGAATAACCGTTTGATAGTGGTACGGTTGGCGTGATGGGTATTGCACGTTAACACCTGACATACCGTTATCATTGAAATCGCCATAGGTTGAAGTTTCACCTACTGACTCAATAACAGGGAATTGAACAAGTGAGCTAGTCCAGTTGCCTTTTTTAACTTCGCCGAACGCTTCACCCATTTTCATAGGTGACACAAGCACTTCGATTAAATTCGGATCAACCCATGTGGTAAATAGCGCAGGAAAACCACCATTAGGATTGGTAACTAATGATCCTGGCACAAGCTCAGCATCCATAGCCATTGCTAGGTTCGCTTTCTTTGCATCCGTTAATACCTGAGCGCCACGACCGAAGATAACGCCGTGTTCTTTATTGAGTACCGCAATATCGCTTTGTGTTAATTCTAAAGGCATTATTCAGTCCTCTTAAAATGCTGTAATTTTGATAAGTTCGCCAACATCACCGATGGAAGCTACCTTAAATTCTGTTTCTGTGAAGCCTGCAACTGTAGCACCCGCCGCACCTGTAGCGATTTCGCCTGTAGTATCAGAAGCAAATACCTTTTGGCCTACTGTTGCAGCAGTGGTTGTTTTAACCCAAAAGTCGCCACGGTCATAAAGCGTTACACCGAAGCCCGCAGGGATAAGCATTGATGTTTCAGCACGGTAGCCAGTAATCAAAGCAGTATTTTCACCACGACGAACAAAACCTACTACCTGATTGGTTAAATCAGCAGGCTTGGCATTCGCTACTTGACCGTTTGCAATGTTAACCCATGCAAAGCGTGCAATAGTCACACCTGTAGCCGATGCTTTTAATTGCTGATTACCTGCAAGCACCGCGTGGTACGGGCCAGCAGCCGCGAAATCACCCTCAACAGCTAAAGGGACATTGCGGTTAATTGTTTGTTGAAAACCTGTAGCCATGATATTACCCCTTACGAATATGACCAGTGATTGATTTCAAGCCCGTAGACGCACTTGCATAAGCTGAGTCTTGGGCAATGTTTGGAGTGTTTTGTTTGCCTTGCAACACAAGATCAACCATAGCACCGTATGCAGAAGGATGAACGCCTTTAGTAGACACGCCTGATTTAGCCAAAGCAGTTTTATAAACTTCTTCCGCGCTATCGCAAGCAATCTGACCAACAATCGGCTTAACCTTTTCGCGTGCTTCAAATAGAGCGGTTACTTTAGCAACAGCGTTAGATTCGATCATAGCAGCGTCCATAGCTTGCTTTTTGTCGTCTTTGTCGTCTTCATCTTCTGCGTCAGACTTTTTATCATCATCATCTTCATCTTCATCTTCAGCGACTTCGATTACTTCTTCATCTTCGGCGTCGGTCTTCTTCTCGTCGTCCTCGTCCTCAGCTTCCTTTTCTTCCACATCTTCGTCATGAGCTAATTGCCCCACAACTGCAATAATGGTCTTTTTCAGTTCTTCGGCTGAATCCATTCCAAGTTGTTCTTGGAGTTTAGATAACGAGCCTTTTTTCAGGGCAATTTTCTTGCTCATTAAAAATTCCTCAATTTCGTTAGGCATCTCATCTGCAATAATAGCATCTTTACCGATACGACCACGTTCAACTAAAGCAACGTGATTACCGTGAATATTACGCATCACACCGTCATAGTGCTCCCCGTTCCATTCACCGCCTGTCATATCAGCAGTATACGCATATCCCGCAGATAACTGGTTTAACTTCTCAGACTCAATCAGGTCGATTGCGTTCTGATCATATACACGTAAGCTAGAGTATACATTGTCCCCGTCCATTTCAACAACAGTGCCAATGCTACCAACTGTGGATTCTTTCTCAGGTTCTTCGGATGAAACTGGTGTGTGACGCTCTAACAGTTGCAAACCCTGAAATGTAGGCAATGCGCGTTGCAGCTCAGCAGGGCAGCGCAATAGCATATAAACCTTATTCGGATCCAATCCTAAAGCTTGCCAGTTTGGGATTTCTTGACCTCGATATGGGTTAATCGCAGCTTTGGTAATGCAGGTTCGATCAACGATTAGATGTCCATTGTTGTCTTTGTGCCGCGCCGTGGTTAGGGTTTGGAAGTCCATAGCGTATTTTGGCATAGTAAACGCCTTATAAATAAAATTGATTATAGCAAACGGCAGGCAATAAAAAAGACCCATTTAAGAGTCTAATTTACACCATATCCTACTATGGATTTTCGTCACAACTGCCCTTGCGATCAAAACTATTATCGCTCAATTCTTTGGCTAGTTTCAAGTTTTCATCATTACCTAAAACCTGAGCATCTTCGCTTAATTTAAATGGAATCCCATTAAGATGAATTACAGTTCCTTTTTCAATAACCATATCAATCTCCAAAAAATAAATTATATCACAATGGAAAGCCCTATTATAATGGTTTTATTTCTTCATTATCTTCTGCAATGTATGGTTTCCATACCCCAAACACAAAACACTTCCAGCCATACTTATATGATTCTTTTAAAAAAATATACTCCATATCAGTCTCACTGTAATGCGTTGCCACATCAGGCGCGTTTTTCTTAATATCCATCACAACCTCTTATAACTATTCAAACTTACTTTAATCATTTGCCATGCACCGCCATTGGATTTGAACGTAAAGCCTAGATCATTCTTTTTAAAGAATACTGGCTTGCCGTTCTCAAAGTCGTAGTGCGTTGCGTCTCTTGGTGCGCGTGCGCGTAGTTCCGTTGGGGTCATTTTGCATTCTCCCAGCTTCCACCATTTAGATGCTTGCAATTCTCTTTTGTCACCGATATATACTCTGGATCGTCAAATCCAGTTGTAATAAAGATGGAATCTCCGCTTAAATATTCTATCTCATATTCTTTATTTTCACTTAAGTAGCAAGGTAAATCACCATTAAAGCTTTTTATCTTAATTTTCATAAAAACCTCACAATTCAATAATAAGTCTAGGTCTACAACGGCAGTTTATGGCTTGAGCAGGTTTAAGCCATTCTCCATCCAAATATAAACCTTTCTGCAATTCATACTCTGTTCCGCTTGCTTTTACATGGCTAGGGCGTGGTTCCTTGCTCGCACTAGAATGAACCCATATAGCCCTTGTTACACCCAACTCAGTTGCTCTGGCTTCCTCAATGGCTTGGTTTATTTTACTTACTTGATCTGACGCAATAATCTTAGCTCTACGCTCTGACATACCATCGATTTCACGTAGGCGCTTTACTAAGCCCTCAACATCGTAACCACCCTTAACCGATTGCCACACAGACAAGCGCACACGGTCAAGATATTGTTCACCAACCGATTTAATCAAACCGATGTTTTCACCCAATGCAACTTGCATCTGTTCTTCAACATACTGGGAATGATTAAACCCAACCGTAAAGCCACGTCTACGCAGAATAGACAACAATCTACGCTCGTAGTTGGATTTGGATTTACCGACAAACACTTTCGCCATTTCAGGAGCAATTCGATCTAGGTTATACGACCAACGATTAATCACCGCATCCATGACGTGAGAAAGCCAATCTGTAATTCCATCCATTGCCAAATCATTTTTAAATGGCTTTACAATATCTCGGATTACTTCTGCACGGATTTCGTCAATCATATCCATCATCATGCGTTCATATTCTTTTTGAATACGAACGGATGGCGGTATTAACGGCAGAACGATTGGCTTTTTTTGTTTCATGGCTAACCTAAATTATTGAGCTTGGGTTTGGTTATATTACCACTGCTAGAGTGGTTTGATATTGAACATGTAGACTTCGTATTCATCAACTAGGTTATTTGATCCGCAATAATGATAGCCCCACGGTCTAGCGTAAAAATAAATAAGGTCGTCATAGTCGCATCCGTAATGAGTTGCCTCACAAGGCGCTCTATCTTTGATTTCTTGGCTTGTCATTTTATTACCTCACAGTGGCAAGGCTACATTGTAAATCCATTTCTTGAAGGCTCATTCTTGTTTTCGTGAACAATCAATTTTGTTTCCGCATAACCGATTAAGCATGTCTTAATTCCAACAATATAAAAATCACGACCAGTTAAACCATGCCGCACCCTTTGACCTATTTTATATCTATGGTTATTCATAATTCCACCATGCCGTCCAAGTCAGGCTTAGCTCTTTGCCAATGCCCTTCGTTAAAAAGATAGTACACGCCGCTAAACAACATCCAATATTCATCGTGCCTTTGCTGCCAGTGTGTCGCGTCATCGAGATTGGCTTTCATCACTTCTCCAAAACAATAGTACCGTGTGGAATATCAACAGATCGCAATTCCATAGGTTCGTGTTTGGCTAGTTCGGTTCGGAGGTCTGATAGTGGTTTCAATTCAGGCATTTCGAAATACACCTCATCCCAAGCATCATAAATATCATCCCAGTAAATGACGTTGTTTGTTTTTTGGTAATAAGTGATTTCACAATCTTCATCACTGTAATCTGTCGCACCAATAGGCGCACCATCCACGATTTTTTTCATTTGTTCAAAATCCATTCATCATCACTCCCACATAAATAATTAAAAACACTAAAGGTGACATAAAAGCAAAGGCAAGTAATTCAGGCTTCACGACTAACTCCGCAATGTCGGCATACCTTGTAACGCTTGCCTGTTAAAATATTTTCTTCATACTCGAAAGTATGGAATCTGAATAGGCATAGTAGTTTAGTCATCACACACCACCCTTAAAAACAGAACGCAATGCAGAAACAACCTGTTTAATTTCATCTTCTGTCTGCCATACTCCGAATTGAATTACGGATTCCGCGGGGTCGTAATCTCCATCGGCATACCCGCAGCCATAGTCAGGATTTAAAAACCATATGTCATCCCCGTGCTTCGGCTCAAAAGGCGCAGGCACTTCAATTCCATTAATGGTGATTGTGCGTGGTTTTAGGCGGAATTTATAAAAATCCAAATCAAAAATATTTAACGTTGTATTGCTATCATCCATGTCGTAAAAATCTTCGCCAACAATCGTGTTAGCTATTTGCAATTTTTTGCCATTAGCCCAAGCCAGCTTCGCTTCTTCCTTGCTAATTAATTCGCTCATTTCCCCACCTCAAATAAAATAATCCAAACCAATGGCGCTGCGTAGATCAGCCCTGCTAGTGTATTGTATGCTAGGTTTTTCATTTCATCTCCTTTAGTTCTGCTAGTGTGGTTAATGGTGAGTCCCCAAAAACACTCCAAAAACTAATGGCGTGGTCTGTATAAAAACCTAGCTTACTTGTTGTAATGAAGCTCACATTTCTATATCCAATCCATCCAGCCTTTTTAAAACCAATTCTTTCTAACTCCATAACCACCTAATCAAGCGGTTTTTCTTTGTTGATCTCTATTTTCATATTCTTTTTCATTTCTTCATATCCTCTCGAATCAATTTTTTAACGTAGGTGCTGAACTCTTTATCTTTGATGTAAGTGATAATGTCAGCATCTTTTGTCACACCTAAAGAAACCTTTTTGATTTCTCGCGTGTGGTTATAGTTTTTTTTCAATCAGCAATCTCCCATGACCCGCCGTTTAAATGACATGAACCATTCAAATAAGTAAAATACTCAAGACCATTATCAACCTTTACTAATCCACAGTATTCTTTTAGTTTTTTAAATTCATACTCTTTATCCTCGGTCAAATAATCAGGAAGCTCACCGTTAAAGCTTTTGATTTTTACTTTCATAATCACACCTCGCTTTATATATTCTTATAATACTGTGTCCACAGTTTTTAGTACAATTCATAATTCTAATATACTTATCATTTTTTCTTATGTATTAAAAAACCCACCTGTTACAGTGGGTCGTCAAATGTAGTTGCCTACGTGGTTATTCTACATCAACATCATTATACGAATCCATATCCTTAGTCATATCCAGTCCTGTATATGGCCCATCCTCGTCAGACTGAAGAATCTCGCGCTGTTCAATGTTATCAATCACACCCATGTCCACGTAAACCTGTGCCGTCTGTGCTTTCTTCAAATCAACGTCCGCTTGCTCATTAGCATCCAATTGATACAGCGGGTTAAACTGCCAATACAATTCAGGATCAATTTTACCGAATAAGTCTAGTTGAACCAAGTCAATGATAGTTTTCATCTGCGGAAGTATGTGCGCATTTTGCAGTGCTGCTACATGGTCGTACCATACGCGAATCTCGCTATCACCTGTCGCATTTAATCCGCTTGGTGATTTACCAAACATTTTCACCAATGGCATTTTTGCAGGGCCAGCCATCTGCTCAAAGGCTTGACTGCATAGAATATCTAGCGTGGTCAATGGGGTGTTAAGTTGGAAAAACTCCTCCTCTCCTGATTTATCAATCAACATCAAGTTTTGATTGTTCTTCATCTTAGAGAAGATTTGAGCGCGTGCTACTAGGTTTGCAGCCGAACCCTCGCCACCGCTTAGGACTGCGCTCATATCGGTTTTTAAGCCAGTGATGCTATATGTGTGTACTAGGTCACTCACGCTATCCACGGTGCGCTCGCAACGCTCTACATAAGGCTTCATTGCCTGAGTCATTGGCAAGCCCCCGAAGTTATAACTCGGCTTCATCATGTCGGGCACTGGTCGCATGATTAACGTCATCAATCGATCACGATGCACACGCTTGCCCAACACATACCACTCATACGGCACAAAGAAATCATTTTGTAGTGGATTATTCGCATTGTAAGCCGATGGGGTAGACCAAAGCGCTTCAACCAGTGAGAAGCCTTTTAATGAGCCTTTCTTGATGCCTTTCTCATTAATCAGCAAAGGCAAGTCTGTTTTATCTTCCTGCCCCTCAATATCGATAAACAATTGAGACCGCCCAAAGTAGTGATCGTTTTCAATGTGCCTGCGAATCAAGTCACGCACGCCTAATTCATCCAGGCGCTGTTCAATCTGCTTAATAACTTCCTCATCACCGCCTTTAAGCTTACCCCATTCCCGCGTCATTTCTTCAGCTACGGTTTCAGGCACTAAGCGATAATCAGCATTCTGTGACATCCACGATAGGGCAGGGTAGCCGATAAATGTTGAATAGAACTGCGGCTCCATGCCTGCATAGTTAGCCATTGCCCCGCACATACTATCTTGAGCGATAAGTGGCGTTACACCCGCAGGCACGACATTAGGCGCAAGCTCAGGGATTGTATAAACAAAATGCCCCGAGTCTTTGATGTCGTCCAACATAGTGACGACACGCTGCATCTGACGCAGCGCAGCATATTGATCAATTTTAGGAGTCTCTACAATCTCCTTTTTCTTAAACCATTTGAACATTATAGTTGTCCTAAAATATCGGGGTTGATGTTGAGTCCAGCTTGTACTGGGGCAAATCCCATTATAAACGCGTCGGCAATATTCGGTGACTTGATGTCGCGTTTAGCCAAATCCTTTTTAGATTCTACTTTAACTCGACCATTGTTGTCGAAATCTCGCATCGGTATAGCAAGCTCGTATTTCAACTTTTCAAGGTTTGGCATGGATGAATTAAGGCTGATCAAGTCATCAACCTTATAAGGTGGCGGTGTTTCGCCGTTCTTGATTGCATTTACCACCTGATAAGTTAAGCGAAATCTATCCGCTACAGACCACCATGCTTGGGCTTTGAGGTTAGCAAAGAAGTCTTTGTTCTTAATTTTTGGTTGGTAGAATGCTTCAGGTTTCAACACGGCTGATCCCGCATTAAACTTAGCATACTGGACATTCGCCCGAAGCTCTCTGTTCAACTCTTGGAATTTAGCGCCCGCAGAAGCACCAACGCCAATAGAGTCATAAACGATTAGCGCATTGCGCTCTCTCGCTGACGTATAAGCGCGTTTGCAACTCTTGAGTAGTTCATCCTCTTTTCCTGCCCATTCTTCGCACCAGTAAGCAATAGAGCCTTTCCTGTGTACGGTTGCGCACAAGTCGCTTCCATCGTCTGCAATATCGAAGCCAAGTCTTGACTGACCATCATCACCGAAGCCTAACAGCTTGTGAGCATCCACCGCAGCAAGAATCCACGATGTTTTAATAACGCTTGAGTCGTCATCGGTTCTTGGCTCACCCAAATAGATATGCTCGAAAGTGTCGGGATGTTGAATCCGATGGTTTTCGATTACCTGTAGCGCCGTGTTTGATAAGAACTGATTTTCATCAAAATTGACCTTGCGAACCAATGTGTTCATCGGAGGATTGACAACAAAATTACGCCAAACGAAATCAGATACCAGCGATGGATTGAATAAAAGCCAGCACTCTGAACCCTCTTTACGAATGGTCGGCTCTAATATTTCCCATTGCGATTGTGTAAGCGCGTGGCTTTCCTCTGACCATAGGATGTCGATAGATTCAATAGACTTAATTTCAGTGATGTGCCGCCAAAGACCATAGAACATAAATTCACTGCCAGTCTTTGAAATGATCTTGTTTTCAAGAATGCGGAACTCGCCCTGCAATCCAAATCTTTCAATCTGAATTTTCAGCAAGGCATACACCGATTCATCAATCTTATTTTGAATCTGACGAACACACAAAAACCGCAACTTATAGCGTGCGGCTAATTGAACTGCCATCCCTGCGGCATCCCATGATTTGCCACTCATTCGACCGCCGTACAGGATTTTATTACGCGCTCTTGTCGTCCAAAAGTCACGTAATACAGGATTTAAACTAGGTTTCTTTTTTTCCATAGTCTGCATAGAAATCGTCTAAACCTTTTGGAGTCATTGAGCCATCGCCTGAGGTGACATCAGTTTGAACTTTGTCACTATACCCATGATTAGCCAACATCAACTTTGTGATTGTTCCACTAAACGCCTGTGAAAGCCCACCATTAATCAAAAGCATCTCTTGCTTTGCTTGAATCGCATCTAACGTGTCCGAAAACTTAACCCTTAGTGGAATTAATTTATTCTCTGGCGTATCTTTAGCCCACTCGTATATGGTGCTTTTACTTACCCCTAGATAACAACAAAGCCCAGCAACACTAGGCACAATATTTTCAATTTCCTTGTACCCCTCAATCATGTAGTGCTTGGCTTTTTCTAGCAATTCCTCATCTAATAATGAGGGTCTACCAATTTCGCGACTCATTAAAAACCCTCCCAAACTAAAACCACATAATAACAGAAAAGCCCTCATAGGGGCTTTATCCATTCCAATATGTGCGGTTTAAATATTTGGTCTTTACTATACGCATAATAATAATTTTCACCATCCTTAAACACGTAGTATGGTTCGCCACTACCATTCGGAACTAAAAAATAATGCGTGGCACAATATGGAGCATTCTTCCTGATTTCTTCAATGGTCATTAATCCACTCCAATGCTTTATTAAATTCAGTCCAATCTATTTTAAATCCATTATTCAGCAATTTTGATTTAATGTTATTTAAGTCGGTTTGATTTTCGCAAGCAATGTACTGCTCTCCAAATAGCTCACTATGATCAAGAAAGTGAACTAAAGCGTAGCTTCCAACACGGTAATCATGCTCTATGGAAATCCATATTTTCTTCATCGCCAAGTCAAAATAATGGATAAGTCTTTTTCTTTTTGCAAGGACAGCATTATTCATCACAAGCTCCGATCATGGCTTTGTAAATATTTTCTAAATCTGCATAATGCAAATTATCTGATATTGAGCTGTATGCGCTATCTAGCATTCTTTCTGTCGGCTCCAAAGGCACAAGCTTATAGCCTTCTCGGTTTGCGGATGCTTGCCATGCTTCCCAACAGGTTTGAGTGTGCTTATCAACATAAAGGTCGAGATCGAGCGCAAACTGCATAAAATGGGCGTCATAGCGTGACTCAAACCACGCTTCAAAAGCCTTTCTCTCATTATCATGATTCATGCGAGTCTCCTTTTAAAATTTTACGAATATCTCTGATTTGGTGCGAGTAATCTACTCTAACATCAACAAAATCATCACCACCAATTGCAATTAATGCCTCATCAATCCGTTTCTGCAACTCATCCACCTCGGCTTGTTTGAAATTCCAAGCATCTTGAGCTGTTTCATACACGAATGTTTCTATTTTTTCACTTCCAACGCCTTTGTGTGTATTTGGCATTGTGTCCTTAAACCACTCATCAAAACTTTTCATCACACCCACCCCGCACACTTAGACGCTAAAAACAGAATAAAAAATACATTCGATGCAACAAGCCAGTTGATAAGCAAGTTTTTATCCTGCAATTTCTTCTTCATGAAATTCTTGTCACGATTTGCGATTGCTAGGTCATTGTTAGTTAGCTTTTTAGCCTGCTTCAACTGCTCAACTTCCATATTCAACATACGGACGCTTTGTTTCTGCTCGTCATCGCACGACATGCCCACCCCACGGCTAACCAACTCAACCGCTACGGCTTCTTTAATCTTGCTAACAATTTCCGCCTGTTTCTCAGTGCTTGCTCCGATCCGCAAAGTTTCGCTGATATAGTTTCGTGAATGCCCAATCAATTTAGATAGCTCAGAATTACTCAAGCCTAGTTTAATTTTCGCTTCGTTTACTACGTTTTTTAGTTCGATCATTTCATTACTCGCTATGTTTAAAATTACTGTTTGTTTTGTGTCTGCTGGAATGTTAATTTTCATAATCACCATGTCAAATAAGCAATAACATCAACGCCATCATTCTTCTCGGAAACTTTCTTATATTCATCATAATAAGTGCTTTCTGTTATTTCTCCAGTGTCATCATTATGCCAAGTTCTGATTCTTTGCGCTAAATCACTATCGACCTCAATTTCAATTAGCTCATCAATAAATTGCTCTTTTGTTTGGCTCTGGCAATCTTCTGTTGACCCATACATTTCAACAAAATAATCATAAACATCTTCTTTTGACTTTGCTGCATAAACAGCCTCATCGGTATTTTCAAAAATCTTAAAACCATTAATTTCCATCTCACACCTCAATACAATTTTTCAAATTAACTTCTTTAACTTCGCACCACCCGAAGCCGTTGTACTTATAAAACTTTTCATCAATCTTATAAAAACATGACTTCTTAAAATCGTAGTGCGTTGCGCCTTTGGGTTTTGTCACTTTAAGCCACGCTCAAACTCATTGTTCATCTCGAATAGTTCTTTACGTCCGAACCATTCAGGCTTCGCCACTTCATCGTCATTCATATCGAACCAAGCATAAGGCTTGATAATTAATTGACCATTCAAAAACTCGTTTAAATCCCAGTCAGACACGTTACAGCGTGCCGTTAAATCACCAATCTCGAAGTCTGCCAATCCATCTTCAAAGCGTACTAATTCAATTTTCATTTCATCACCCTATTCAAATCTGCGTAAATGTCTGCCCATCGTGCTAACTCAAAATGTGCTTTCTTCTGAACCATAAAATCATCATGTGCTATATGCTCAGCAGCGCGGATCATGTTGCGTTTTGCCTTATCAATGCTGAACATTTCGTCTTGCTCGACTTGGCTCATTTCGGTTTTGTAGCTGCGTTTGTTCTCGCTAGACTTAATCAACTGCTCTAAGTTCTGACGACTGCACCCTATTTTCTCGCATAGCGCTAATTTTCTGCCATGCCCAAACATGCACCAAATTTCTAATTCTTTCATGCCATCAACTCGAAAGCGTTTAATATTTTAGCCCATTGATCATCACTGCACTCTAACTGACCAATGAGTATTTTCTTCATAGTCGGCGCTGACATTTCAGAAAACACTGCCAGCTTCATGTATGAATGATCTTCACAAAACTCGTTAAGTAATTCGCGCCTACGGTTTGATGCATTGCGCTTGTTTTTATCGTTAAGCATTTGCTCGATAACAGGTTTAAAAACATCATCCACACCAGTGGCAAACGATTGCACAACACGCTTCACCACACATACTTCAAAATGCGGTCTGCCTAGTTGGTTTGCATATTCAACCATGCATTGGCGGATTAGATTTGGGTTTGGTTTGTTCATGACTAAAGCAAATCCTCGATTAACTTGCTGTAACCGCCGATGTCGTGCCAGCCGTCTTTGTGATTAAAGTCGCCGTTCACGATGCGCGCCATTTTTGAAGCAATCATATACAGTGCCATTCGGTGCGGATATGGAAGATCATTCAACCCATTAACGCGAACTTCCGAAAGCGCTTCCATGATTTTACCCGTAGTTCGAGCCACATCCTCAAAGCATCCATACTGCGCCTGACGCTCTGCAAGTGTTGCTTCAATGGTTTGTTGTCGCACCTGCTCGATTTCTGCGTATTGGTCGTTTAAAGATGACGCGCCAAAATCATGCTTGAACTCAGGTAACGAATCCATGAAAGGCAATTCTTCGGGCTGTGTGTGGCGTTGCCATAGAATGGTCTTATTGAATGATTTAGAGAAACCGCAGAGTGTTTTAAAATCATTCTGCCAATTATCACCGTTCCAAAATTTTTCGCTATTTAATTGCATCCAAAAATATCTATCGCAATAAAAGTTAGCACCCTCTGGAACTTCAATCCAGTCATTACCCTCTTTGCGATGCGCTTTAATCAAAGAATAATTGTTGCTAGGCTCTAAATACTCTTTCATATGATTAACCATATCTCGAAGTTCTTGTATGGTGATTTCTTTGGCATCATAAGCCTCCCAATTATCCAAAACGTCTGGATAAGCAGTCCAACCCTCTGTTGAAATCATGCCAACACGTTTAGAATTAAACAATTCATAACCAAGACTAAGAAATAATTCTTGCGCCTGCTTGTCCTGTTCTGCGGTTTTGCATTTAATTTTTAAATTTTCCATCACTTCCCACCTTTTAATTTTTGTTTAACTCTGCGCCAGTCCATATAGATTCTGCACGCTTCTAGTGTTTCAGGTGTTTTTATGCCACTTGCATAAGCCGATCTCAACTGCATAACATCTGCATAACTCATGTCATAGCACCACCCATTCGGTGTATCGTACTTTCTATACTTCTTAAACTCTGCCATTTTCTTCTCTTGTGTTTCGATAGAACAAATATAATAATTTTTATAAATATTATCCAATTCAATTATCTGATATGAATATTTGTTTTTCTTATATAAAAAAACCCCGATCATGGAGGTGGTCGGGGCATAAACGAGTTGTGATCTGGTTAATATATAGGAATGATGCCAGCGGTGCAAGCTTATAGATCAATGTGCCGTGACCTTACGTTGTCTGCCAACTCCATGTATGCATTCATGGTTCTAATGCTTATTTCATGTAATCGCTTTCTTGAAACCCTAATACCTTTGGTGATAAACAAACCTCTAAGTTTTTTGTATCTTCTTGGTGCTCCACCTTTCAACCACAAGCACGTCTCTTTATGTCTGGTTGCTTTCAGTCTTTTTGCTTTCTTTTGCTTTCTATTCATCTCACACCTTCCTATACTTATCATAATCCTTAGCAAAAACCCAAGTGAATGCAATTCTACCAACGCCAAGCATCCACTCACCATCTTTAAACTTAATTCGTCTAATTTGAATCACCTTTCCCTCTACTCTACTTCTTGCCAATTGTCCTACTTTAAAATCACTCATTTCTCTATCCGTTTATTGCGATATTTAGCCACTATTATGATGCTTTAAATGTGCTGCATATAGCTGTTTTTTTGCGTTTACAATTCAGTTACAAAACACGACAGTTTGGGGTATTTCTCTATATAATATTATACGAAACTGTCGTGTTGCAGCTTGGAATAGTGACTCATTCTCTGCCAACTTTCAGGTGTGATTTGCAGAAACTTAGAGTTGCCTGTTGTTGTTCTTCTTGCTGTGGTTAATCCCATCATTTCAAAAATTTCATTCAGTGCGCGAGTAGGTTTCTTGGTTAATGGGTACGGCTTCAATTCTAAAGTCGATTTCACTTCATCCCATCGACCATATTTTTGTGGCACAAGTCGAAGCCCCGCAAGCAAGAATCGATTGTCCACGACACGCTTTATAATATCGCTTGCAATGTCCTCATTTATGCGAAGCTCACTAATGTCTGTGTCACCAAACACCATTCGATAGGCTTTAATCTGAGCGCTGTCATACGCCCTTAGAGCGATGTTCTTATCTACATCATCCTTTTTAGGCTTTAACCCCTTATATCGTGAAAATCTAACGATCCTGCGCACGTTCTGCGCCATCTCGACATCAATCTCGCTTAACTGGTGATCCCACGGATAACCGAGCAATTTGCGCGAAATATAAGCCTGTAGCTGTAGCGATTCAATTTCTGTCTTGTCTGCAATCTCTAGTCGTTCTGCTTCCTCTTTCGTGATCGGATCTACTGTCATTAAAAAATTCAATTCTTCCGCATTTCTAACCTGAGCAATCTCTTTGATTTCTTGCTTCATAAAATCATAAGCATTACTATCCAAAACGTGAGATACATTAAACATGAAGTGTTGCATCACCCAGTAAAACCCATTGGCAAAGTCAGCACGGTATTTTATTGATTCAGCTTCACAGATGGCTTTGAACTCAGAATATTCATTCTGCACAAGATTCCCGCCCTCAAGCTGTGCTGATAGGCGATAGCCTGAAAGAAATGACTTTTCTGTAATCTTATTATCTCGCTCATTATTACCAAGCAAACAGACATGATAGTCGGGGATATATCGCACACGCGCCAACATCTGCATGAAATCCGTTGGGCATATACGATGACCACTCGCAATCCCTGCAATAAGCGTAAAGTGTGGGCTGTCGTGATGCTCAATACTGATTCCAGACGAAATAACAGGTGATGCAATAACAATCTGATAATCTTTCGAGTATTTCTCAGGGTTGCTTAAAAACTGCTTTTGCGCCTTATTGCCCTTATTCTTTGAGTTAATCACAAGAACATTCAAGCCTTGCTGCTCGAAGTATGCGCCAACATTGGCAGACCTGTCAGCGGATTCAATAGCAAGCCACACATTGCCGTTATTAATCGTCACTTCTGATAAAACCTTATAGATTAGATCGCCCATTTCTTGATAAATAAAACATTGACGACCAGTGTCTTTGGGCTTCTGCTGAATAATATTAAACTTAGTGTCAGGCAAAGCACCCTCAAAAAATCGAAGCGTTTTGTTGTCAATCGAAGCATCAGCAACAACGATCTGCTCGCACTCGCTAACCAGTTTTTTCAACTCAAAATAGATTGCCTCAGAATCAGCACCTTTTACCTTGCATTCTTTTGATGCTGTAAATCTGAGGTTTTGACTGATTTCATCAACAGCAAGATATGAAACACCACCAACAAATGATCTTAATTTAAAAGATTTGATTGACGGCAAGCACACCGCCAAAGAGTCAGTACTTAGCGTGTCATTTTCATGCTTCACATTAGAATACATACCGATGTCCAGCTTTAAGGAAAGCTCGCTAATCAGGCTAACTAATGGGGCAACCGCCATAAATTTCTTATTTTCAGATTTTGCCTTATCTGAGAATGGCTTAATTGTGTGTTTTGTTTTACCCGATGCGGTGGGCGCGGTAATAATATTAATTTTATGGTCAATTACTGCGGATTCTAGTGAATCAACAATAGTTACCTTGTGATTGCCCCATGAATCAACCTTAACCGCCTGTAGTGCTACTTTTTTGCGATTATCAACAATGCGCTGCACGCGATTAAAAATATCATTTAAGGTTTTTCCGCTGATTCGACTTTGGTCATTTACAGCGTTATAAATCTGCTTGATTGAATTAAATGCTGGAACTGCTTTTTCTTGCTGCATAGCATAGGTTAAAACCTTGCAAGCATAATCATATCGACTGCATGGCAAAGACAAGTCGATTTTACCCTCTACAAATTTAAGCTCACTCAGGCTGTAATCTGTTTTTTCAAGGTCAATTGAGTTTTGAAGCTCAACAGAAACAGATTGATTTAATATTTCAATGTTTTCTAGTGTTGGCAATTCAGGCGATAAAAAATCAATCGTGCATTGAAGTGATACACCCTTGTTTTTAAGTATGTTTGTAATTTCTTCTTTTTGCGATAAGTGGCCGATAACACAAATATCATTAAAACCAATAAATTTAAGTGTTGGTATAGCTTGAGCAATTGGCTTTTTTACTTCTTGTAGTGCTGTTGTCTTGCTTAGTGACGGATGGTAGGCACACTGAATATCAGCGTCCTGCATTGCAATAAAATACGAAAGGTTATTTGTTAGATATATTTTTTCACTTGTGCTAGTTAAGTGAATAGCAATATCGTTGATGTCATACGATGGGTAAAACTCTGGGCGTTTATCAGCACCAAATAATCCAAATGATGTTTTTTCACCAAAGCTATTGAACATAGCAATCGCAATACGATTAGAAATATCGATAGTTGTGCCGTCACCTCCATTCAAGGTGTGTCCGTCAAACAAGCAAAGCTGATTGCTTGAAATCCCCATGCTTTGAATTATCGGTATTTCATTGCTATTCGTGAATGAGAATTGTGTTTCTAATTCTGCTAACATTGTGTAAAATAACCTCGTATTTGCTCAATACACAAACCGCCCTGCACAGGCGGTTTTTTAATATCAAAATTTATATGATTTTGCTGATTCTATAGCGTCATAGAAATCTTGAAAATTATCACATAGACTAATTATTCTGCTTGATTTAAACACAGCGCCTTTAATGTGGTTTGGAAGTATAAACCTATTATTCTTGGCTGTATCGTGGTTGTGCCTTAAAATATTTGTCTTATCGACGCGTTCGCATAAGCTTCCAGACACATCATGATTCCACCCACATTCCAAGCCATGACTAACAAAACTACCCAAGCCCTGAATATCAGTATAATAATAATCATAAAAATATTGATCCACACCATCGTCAGCAGGGCGATTGTATCCATAAAAGCACAATGAATTAAAATCGTCAGGATTGCCGATAGCCATAACAACAGGCTTGTTTAGACCGTTGGCTAAAAAAGAGCACTTATCCAATTCTGTTTGGTTTGGGGTTGTGCCTTTAATCTCAATAAAAAACCCATGATTAGGCAAATAGAAATCTGGCAAATACCAGTCGCCATTATCTAATTCATAGCCCTCATTTTCATAAAGGTATTTAATGTTTAGTTTATCAAAAACATAAGCCCATTTTGCTTCTGTTCTACTTCTAAAACTGTAGCCATTGTATTTCGTTTCGATTGCCTTAATCATGTATTTGCTCACACATTAAAAATCCAATCATAGCATAAATTGACATCAAAAAAAGCGCATTATATAATGCTATAAAGATTTATTTAAAAGGTGCGGTATGCGAGGCGTGAAACCAACTAAGTTTTTAAATTTAGGCGAATTGAATGTAAATGAATCAATCATGATTGCCGACGCGACAAGGACAGAAGTGCGGGATGCAATCAGACGATATAAAGATAGATCATACATGACAAGACAGATTGAAAATGAAGTCTTAGTGGTGCGCATAAGATGATTACACCTAGACCATATCAGCAGGAAGTTATCGACAAGCTAAGAGAATCCTATAAAAACAAGAAAAAACACCCGCTGATTGTCATGCCGACAGGTGGTGGAAAGGCTTGTGTTTTGGGTTTTATTGCAGAGAACGCAGCGAAAAAAGGAAATGAAACGCTAATTATTGCTCACAGACAGGAATTGATTGCGCAGCTATCACTAACACTTTGTAATTTTGGGCTTGAGCATAACTTAATCACGGCAAAATCCACAGCAACAAATATTAAAGCGGATCAATTCAAAAACTTTGGTCGAGTTTTTTATAACAAAGATTCAAAGCTACACGTTGGGAGTGTTCAAACACTGGCAAGTCGTGTCGGTAAATTATCAATAAATCCAAGATTGATTATTATTGACGAGCAACACCATTTAAAAAAAGGAAACCAGTGGGGTTCAATTTTTGAAGCATACCCGAATGCGCTTGGGCTTGGATTGACGGCTACACCACAACGAAGCGATGGCGTAGGTCTTGGGGTTGATAGTGGTGGATATAACGATGACCTAATCCTTGGCGCTAAAATGTCATGGCTTATAGAGCAAGGATACCTAGCACCATATAAGGTTTATACAACTGCTAAACAATGGGATATTTCAGCGGTAAAAACAAAGCGCAATGGTGAATATGACGAAAAAGAGCTTGAAGAATTAATTGATAAGCCAAGCGTGACAGGTGACGCAATCGCGCACTATAAAAAACTATGTGATGGCATGTCGGGCGTTTGCTACTGCACGTCGATCAGCCACAGCAAGCACGTAACACAGCAATTCATAGAAAATGGAATACCCGCTGCGCATGTTGACGGAACGATGTCCGACGCAGAACGAAAAAAAGTATTTACTGATTATGCGGACGGTGTAATCAAAATAATATGCAATCAAGCATTAATCAGCGAGGGAACGGATCTTGAAAGCTTAACGCAAAGGCAAGGCGTGACACTCGATGTCTGCATAGACCTAGCACCATCAAAGTCGCTAGTTGTTGTTATGCAGAGGTGGGGTCGAGTTTTGCGAAAAAAACCAAACAAGACCGCGATAATTTTAGACCATTCAGGAAATGTTTTAAGGCACTCCCTGCCGTGCGCGGATCGTGAGTGGTCACTCGAAGGCAATGATAAAAAGAAAAGAGAATCCGATGAAAAAGACGTAAATATCAAAACATGCCAGCAATGTTTTCACATTCACGAGCCTGCACCAATGTGCCCGATATGCGGTTTTGTTTACCCAATACAACAAAGATCAATCGAAGAAGTGTCAGGAGAGCTTGTTGAATTAACAGAGCAAGATAAGGCAGAAATAAAACGGAAACAAGACGAGGAGAAAAAGCAGAAAAAGAGAGAGCAAGGACAATGCCAAACATTGCAGGATTTTCTAGCACTTGCTGAAAGTCGTGGATACAAGCAGGGGTGGGCACACAAAATGTGGGCAATTCGACAAAATCAAAAAAGAGGTATTTCACATTGAGAAACGAAGAAACTAACATCATGAACAGAATCATGCTTGCCATGTCTAAAAAAGGGTGGTTGGTATGGCGTAATCAGGTCGGGTTATTTAAGACAATGGACGGAACTCGCACCATCCCGATAGGTGTAAAAGGATCATCGGATTTAATGGCGATAAAACCGACTGTAATCACACCTGAGATGGTCGGGCAGACGCTGGCGGTCTTTGTAGCGGTTGAAGTAAAAACAGCAACAGGGCGACAATCTGAGCCACAAAAGAAATGGCAAAAGGCGGTCGAAAAATTAGGTGTGAAATATATCCTTGCCCGATCCGAGGACGACATCGAATAGATATGAAAAAGCCCTCAATTAGAGGGCATCATACCAATCGGGGTATTTTCGCAATTAATGCACCAAGTACACCACACTGGTTTTAATTTTCTAAATTGGCTCGGCTCTTTTAATTTACCGCATCTATGGCAGCGGATCACAAAACCCGCGCCATACATCGAATCGCTACCGCATACTCAGCGCTCGCAGCTTCTTGCATCTTCTCAGACCAAGCGTGACCACTATTTTTAATTAAGTCGGTGAACGTCAAAATACCGTCAGGTCGCCAACTAAATTCGTACTCGCTACCATCTTCGATTTCTACCACGCCGTCTAAAATCCAACGCTGTGGCATCTCAATCAAACCCAGTGGAAACGCTGTATTAAACGCATTACCTTTGAAGTAATCTTTTTTCAAGTTTCGCATTTGTAAACTCGTAAACCCTTTTGGGATTTTCTTGTAAGCTTCATGCCACTGAATTAAATCAAATTCTAGGGTTTTCATTTAAAGTTCTCTGTATTAAAGGCAGGATTCAACGTCTGCGATGGCTTTACTTAATATGTGGTTTGTAGTCTTAACATCCTCATCATTTAAAAAATTTGGATAATTAACTGTTAATTTTGATGATTCTAAACCCCCGTAACTCCCTACCAACTCATGACTTTCGACAAGGCGTTTTAAATCTTCAGTAGAAAATTCATATCGACCCCATAGCTTCACGCCAACACAACCCCTTGCATCATGCAGCACTCTCCTTGCTTCCTCCAATCCTTGTCTTTTAATAAATTCATTCGCTTTCATTCCGACAACTCCCGATCTTTTTTAGCCTGCTTCACCTGATACATGAAATTTACAAAAGCGCACAGACCAAGAAAAACAATAAACAGTAATATGAAAATCACGACCACTATCGAATCTTGAAATATTGTCATTTTGGGCGCTCCTCTAGTGATTCGCGCCAGTCGCCTTTGAATGGATTATTTTCCGCACTGATAAAGTGATTCCCTATGTATGATTCGCATGTATTCCATTCAGGTTCACCATCTTCTATATATGGCTCAGTTACCCATCCAAATGCATTCCCGTCCTCATCTGTTGCTATCCAGTTCTCATCCTTAGGCACATTCGTCCAGTCGTATTTAATCATTTTTGTCTCCTTGCTCTTGTGGCTCTGTAAGTGGCATCCACATATCAACAACACGGCTGCCAAAAGATTGCAGCCCATAACCAATCTCGTAATGCCTTTTAAGCGCAAATGTTCTGCTTTTTGTTGGCATAAAGCTTGTAATGCAGAATTGATCTTTATTTGGTTTCTTTTCAGAAAGTAAAATCCATTCACTCATCTTGCGCCCTCGCTTAAATACTCAATCAACTTTAATACAGTGTTATAACTTGGGTTTTTATTCCGCCCAGTGGCAATATTAAAAACCGTTTGGTATTGCAGATTGCATCGGCGCGATACCTCGGCAATATTGCGGTCTTGCAACTTCTCTTTTACTTGTTCAAGCGTCATCATTTAAGAAACTCCGTTATTTTGGTTTAATATATCACAATACAAAATATATGCAATCGTAGTAAATTATCTTAATTATAGTGTTGATTTTATCTTTCAATGTGCTAAAGTGATCTTACTTTAAGCGAGGTGTGAAAATGGATAATCAAACAAAAGCATGGCTAGATCATGTCAAGAAACACAGCATGACTTTCTCAAAAGATGACTTGGCAATTGTGATTGAAACATTATTCCAAGTCGGGAAAATTAACGCAGAAGAATATCAGCAGTTATTAAAGGCGGTTTAACATGAACGAGTTAGCAACCAAACAAGACAACGGTTTTTTGCAGTTGATGCAACAGGCGCTAACCACGCCTAACATGGATATGTCTGTATTAAAAGACATGCTTGCAATGCAAAAAGAAGTCATGGCACAGCAAGCCATCATTGATTTTAATAACGACTTTTCGGTAATGAGTCGTAAAATCCCTGTGATTTCTCACACAAAGAAATCGTACAGCACAACCTATACACCGCTTGAAGATATTGTAAACATTGTTCGCCCGATTCTATCTGAGCATGGTTTTAGTGTGTCGTTTAATAACGAGCAACTAGAAAAAGGCTTCGTGACTGTAACCTGTCAACTTCGACACAAAGGCGGCCACATGATCGAAAACGCCTTGACACTTCCGACCGAAGCGGTAACTAAAGGCATGAATCCAATGCAGGCAATCGGGGGTGCAATCAGCTACGGTAAACGCTACACGCTATGCGGCATTTTAAATATTGCAACCACTGCGGATGATGACAACAACGGTTTTGCAACAAATGCAAAAGTTGAATCTGCTAAAAAGCCGATCAGTGACGAAGAACTGACAAAAGGCATCCAAGCGATTAATGCAAAAACTTATACGCTTGAAAAGCTATTCAATGCACGTGATTTAACAAATGAGCAAATGATGCGTGTTGGTCGCGAGGTAAACCAAGATGCCTAATATCCTCTTACGCGCATCATCAATCGGGAATATCATGGCGTATCCTGAAAAAGATACGCTTGCCGATGGTGCGAAAACATATCTTGAAAAATTAGCCAGTCAGTATATTTTAGATTGGCGCGAAAACTTAAACACTTTTGAAATCGAAAAAGGTAAGGTGTGCGAAGACATTTCGATTGATCTGTATAACCTAAACCAAGATACGTTCTATATGAAAAATACAGCACGTATCAGCAACGATTTAATGACAGGCGAGTGTGACATACTCGACCAAGAAAAAAGCCTTGTAATCGACATTAAAACTGCTTACAGCAAAAAGACCTTTCCAATGTTCTTGACTGCATCCAAGCTTTACGAATGGCAGTTACGTTGTTATATGCATTTGTATAATGTTGATAATGCCGAATTGGCTTATTGTTTGGTGTCCACGCCTGAGCATTTAATCAAGCGTGGCGAGCCTGAGGACTGGCACATTGTAGACCATGTCGAAGAGTACAAGCGCGTAGCAATCGCATCACTACAACGGTGCGAAAAGAAAGAGCAACAGATGGTCAATAAGGCTATTTTGGCTCAAGATTATTTAAACAAATTATTATCAAGTAAGGTGAAACAAAATGACCACAGTAACAATTCTAGGAAAACTTGGCGGTGATGTTGAGTTAAAAGACGTAAACGGCACAGCACTTGCAAAATTTAGCGTGGCTCAAAATGTCGGCTTTGGTGATAAAAAGTCGGTAAATTGGTTCACCGTCTCAATTTGGGGTGGTCAAGCAAAGTCAAATTTTGTGGATTACCTGAAAAAAGGACAAATGGTTCAGGTTGTAGGTGAGCTATCCACACGCGAATATAACGGCAAAACATATATGGAAGTGCGTTCATATTCTTGTAACTTGGCAGGCAGTCCGCAGAGTGGTCAGCAACAAGCTCCACAACAGCAAGGCTATGCACAGCCCAAGCCACAGGCGCAACCTAATCCAGTAGATGACTCAGAAGAATTACCGTTCTAATCCATAAAAACACCCGCCACGATAGAAATGTCGTGGCATTTAAGGAAAATGAAAAATGAAAGTTAATGTAAAAAAACTAGACAGTAATGCTGTTATCCCGACTTATGCAAAGCATGGTGACGCGGGCATGGATTTAACCGCAATATCAAAAAACTATGATGAGCATGGAAACGTCTGCTACGGCACGGGCTTAGCCTTTGAAATCCCAAATGGTTTTGCGGGATTTTTATTTCCACGCTCAAGCAACACAAAAAAAGATTTAATTTTGGGTAATTCGGTTGGTGTGATCGATAGCGGTTATCGCGGTGAAGTGGTTTTGAAGTTTAAGTTACAACTATCATTAACCGAGTTCAGAAAAAAATCATATCACGATGATTATGAAATTGGCGACCGCATCGGACAAATCGTTATTATGCCAGTTCCACAAATTGAGTTTAATGTCGTGGATGAATTATCAACAACGGATCGTGGTGTTGGCGGTTTTGGTTCAACTGACCCAGTGACATCCGCTATAGAGAGCAATTGCGAATGAAAGACCTATTAAAAAACCCTGAGTTTGCCGAAGCGCTTGATATGATCCACAAGCAATACATTGATCAAATGTATCACAATGCAGGGAAGCAACCGCCTGTTCCTGAATCATTAATACCATTGAGTTATGCGGATGCAAAGATTCAAAAAGGCTTAAACCAGTTAAGGCAAGGTGCTAAGAATGCGCTTTACGCTGCGGATAAGCATTTAAAGAAAGGTGAAAATGTATGAGTTGGATTAGTGTTGAAGATAGACTGCCTGAATTTAAAGAAGAGACAGTGCTGCATGTCTTGCTAAAAGACGATGGAATAGATTTTTGGCTCCCTGCTAGGTATGATCAATTGCTAGAAAAAGCATGGTGGATACCGCAGAGAGAAACATTTGCTTATGATGGTGTTGAGAATGCTTTACACCTAATCACCCACTGGATGCCACTGCCTAATCCGCCAATCAAATAACAAGAAGCCCCATCACGGGGCTTTTTTTAAAAGATGCCTTTTAGCGAATTATAAATCGACTTCGCAGCGTCAATAAAATCTGAAATATATTTCTCCCATTTATCCCAGTTTCTACCACCCTCTAAAATGAGATGCTTTGTCGCAGCCATTACCCATGCTTTTTTGTTTGAGCCGTTCCCACCCTCTGCCTGAACTACATCCATTAGCTCCGTTACAGCTTCGTAGATTTCGCGCCCGACCGTGATTAGTGTCAGCGTTCCGTTAATTGCTTGTGAGATTGATACGCTCATGATTCCTTGACTCCAAGTTCTAGATTATTTGCAACTCGATTTGTCCATCCTTTACCAAATGTGCCGAACGAACTTAGTGATGTATAAAATTTCAATCGATTGGCGTTATACAGCATGATTGCTGCACTCGCATCCATTGCCTGCGCTGCTCGAAGCGTGGCTGGCCCCATGATACCATCTTGTGTAGAGCCTACTGTTTTTTGCAGAAGCTTAACCCCGCGACTAATACCGCTATTCACCGCCATGTCAAAAACATGAAAAGCCAAAGAAGCAGGAAGCTTATCACCACAAACCTTATCCCAATAATCACGCCTGTAGATTGCTTTTGCTTGATCTAGTGTGAGGTTTTTAATATCTAGGTTTGGGTAGCTGTTTGCAGCAATGCCGTATTTAGTGCCTTTATTGACACCAACACCTTGCTTTCCGCCTGTCCAGTTTCCCGCGTCTTTTGGGTTGGCTGTATATCCACCCTCATGTCCGATTAATAATTCAAATGCTTTATCGAAGTTCACTTATAGCTTCCCCTCTTATAGATTAATGTCGTTCCGTATGCCGTTAGGAATGCTATAACGATAAACAAAACGTCCATTATGGTGTCATGGTGCTTGGGTATCGAAAGCACGCCCACAATGGCAAGCATCCCGATACACATTAGACCTTTTGCAAACCAAAGCAATTCGATTCTTCGATTCATTACCATAAACAGAAAACAGAAAAAAATTACAATCAAGCAAATATTAGTGATCATCTTCAAAATCCTCGCCAGTCTTGGCCTTATAGCTACGATTAAATAACTTTTTAGCCAATTTTGGTATTACCGATTGTAAAAATTCAGGGATGAACTGCCCTGAAACTGAGTAAATGAAGATGATTACGGTTAGCCATCCAACATGAAGATGCCCCGATGGTGTCATTGAGCCGATTAATGCCCATGTCGGATATGACAACACACCCGCAATAACACCGCCTGCGAAAGCGGATTTAGTTCGTTCTCGTGGCGGTTGTGGTGATGTTAAGAAATAAGCAATCATGCTTAAAGCGGTGACGAGAAGCACAAGCGCAATATGCTCAATATGCTCCTCTAAATTTTTAAAAATCTGCATTGGTTCGCTCTATATCAGTTTTACCGATAATAACACTTTTACCACAAAATAAAAAAACCCCTAGAAAGGGGTTTGGTTATTTAGAAAGTTGCCAACCATATACTGTGTGTTGATGATACCGTTACACCAGATGGTATGACCTTATTAGTGCCAAGCGGTTTTGCGTACACTTTACAAAAACCGTCCGGTCGTTCCGTTGAAACTGTCGCAACCCCGTCTGTTAAATCTGTTCCAATTGCAGAAGATGCTTCTATACTTTCGATATTTAGTGCTAGTGCGGTTTTACTTCCAGTCCAAGATACAGACTTAAATACACCCGGAAAGTGCGTAATCTGTGCGCTAGGGGTTGCCCCAGATATATCCAATACAAGTCCGTTGTCAAAGGTAATCTTAGATAGATTAGAAGTTCTGCGACCTGACGCCATAGCGGTGTAACCATCAGACACCTGTATTTCTCTAAGGGTGGTAAATTCGTGGCTATATGTCAGCCCGCGTTGTTTATCAAATTTCGTATAAAGAACACCAGACCACATTGGGTATAGCTTTGATGTGTCTGCACTATTGTACGCAGTGTATTTTTGTCGCATAGTAAACTCATTGAACGCCATTTCCGCACTAGAAAATCCCAAATACTCTATTCCGTCAACGAATAATTTACGCTCACTAACAACAATACAACCCGAAGCAGAGCCGTGGGCTGGAATCCAATCTGGTGTTATCCCCTCCACGCCCGTTGGAGCTGCGCCAATTGCAAACTCAAGAATACCATTCGATACCAAAAGGCCCCTTGTATCCGCGATTCCCATTTCAGAACCCGTAATAATGCTTGCGGTATAAGCCTCTGGTGCAACTCCATCTGATAACTTAAACCAGCCACGTGAAGTTCCGCTTGTTGGGGGATATGAAGGGTCATTACCGATAAATTTAAAAGTTGCTGTATGGGAAGAATTACTTAACCCATCAACAATTAGCTTTGATATGTTCATGGCTTGCGCAGATGCATTTTCAGGATTGCTAGAGTTGCAAGACACTGTGCCGCGAGCAACACCATCAACGGATACCTCAAAAATACCACCATTACCATCAACATAATGATTAAATAGAAATCCAGTACCAGTGAAAACAACATTAAATGTAGCATTTAATCCGTCACTAGATCTGAAATATGCATTATCGCCAGTTCTAATCGGGGCGATGGACATCCCTGTAGCATCAACATTTACAGAGGGTGATCGTATTGCACCAGTGAATCCATAGCGCATACGCCAAAAATTATCAACATCTGCAATAAAATCCCATTCGATTGTAGTCCAACCATTCATGTTTAAGCCGACACTGAACTTATACGCACTATCTGATGTATATTTTGGGTTTTTCCAGACATATGAACGCCCAACGCTGCACAAGTCTTTTACTCTATTGAAGCGATTTGTAAGCTTTGATGAATACGCATTTTTAAAGCTGTCTTTTGTTTGTGTTTGAGGTAAAACCTCAGAGTTATTTGTTTTAAGTGCGTTAATTTGTGCTTGGTTTAAGCCGCTTGCGTCCAAAACATCAACTGTGGATGTTTTATTTGGTTTTAAAACCCAACCAGTCATATCTGTATTTGGGTCATTTTGATTTCCCGCGACAGTGCTTACAACCTCAGTGACATTATCATCAAGAAGTAAATTTGAACCTTCAGGATAACCGCCAATTAGAGTCGATAAGCCCGCATTGTATTGGTAGCGCCCACCTTTACACAGAAAAGAAATGTTTTCCGTAATGTCAAATAGCACACCGTTAAAGTCCGTGCCTTTTGGCGGCTTACCACCTGAGCGAATGGATTGCATTGTAAGCGGTGGAAATCCAAGTCGGTAAGTGGCGCTATTATCAAATTCGCCTGTTACGTTTTGAATTTCAGTTTTTTCGCCTTCTTGAGCGAATGGCGTAGAAATTAATCTAGTAGGTTGTAGCATGTCTTATTCCTTAATTTTTTGATGAGCTATCTAAGCTCCGACCAATTACTCAGTATAGCACCAGTCATGGTATAGCTTGAACCGTTGGGAATTACGGCAGTTACATGGATTGTTGCAGATTGGTTGGTTCTCAGGAGTTCAAGACCATCAATAATCAAAGCTAGGGCTGATCCAGAACTTCCAGATGCAAAGATTGAAATTTGAATTGGTCGACCAGTGTTATTTGTGTATGTTGATCCTAATGATCTTGAAACATTCTGCCAAGTCTGCCCAACTCCCAAGTCTGTGCTTTGTGCAATTGCGGCGGCATTCGATGGAGTAACCGCGGCGCTAACATTGCTTTTATTTGCAACCTCTGACGCATTAGCAAATCGACTAATACCTACATTTGTGGTAGTGGCTTGCTGCGTTCGATCTCCTAGCGTCTTACCTTGATTGGCTGTTAATGCCGCATCCGTTGCGGTACTCGATAAACTATCAACAATCTTAACAATCCCCGCAATACTCGCAGTTGCAGAAGCGATAGAGCCAGCACCCGAATATATAGCCCAACGTCCCGCAGTGCCGCTGCCGTTTGGATCGGTTAAGTTGTTCGGGATAAGGCTAATGTAATCACGTGTGTAGTCGTTTGATGCAAGAACACAGCCTTGATCATAACCGCCAATTTTCGCAGCGTAGGCAGGGTCAAACTGAATGCGTAGCCCTTTTTGACGATGAACCATGTTCGAACTAATGGCATAAAGAGCGCCGTTCATGTCTTGACCGTTTGGAGCAATGCCGCCCGCATCTTGTGGGGTCATTGTGATAAGCGGGAAGCCATCATTGAGCGTGGCATCTTGAACGTCTTGTGCTGGCTGCCGCTCCTCTTGTATCGTGTTTTTATTCGTGGCGTTCCAAGCAAATGCTTTAGACCACATAATTTCAGGATTGCTCATTGAATGAATACTCCGTAATCAAATGTTTCATACTCTGTACCGTCAAAGCCGAATACCTCTGCAATTGGTTTTTCTTCATAAGAGATTAACACACCGCATGGCTCAGGTAATAACTTCAAAGTGTAGACAATTAAGCGCTGGAATGGCGTTAATTCAAACTCAAAAATATACTTTGCTGTCATGTGACCAGTGATGTAGTAATAAGCTTTTTCAGTAAAAATCATCTGAAGATACTTATTAATATTTGGTGCTGTGGCATAAAGAATATTTGAAGCAGCCTTAATAATGATTAATTCTTTATAGAGGTTATCTGGCAGGCGATAGGTGTTAAATTTTGCGCTGCCCGCGCTAAATGGAGCGACATTAAAAGGCGTGAAGTTTTGGGATACAGGATCAGTCTTAAATCCAAATGTGATTGCATCGGGGTCGCTCATCTGCACATTTCGGTTTACACCAACAATGCGCCCCCAAATATCCAAGCCCCACGATGTTGCGGAGCTTAAACGCCATAACATCGAGTAAAATTCCTCTGCCGTATGCTCAGGGTCTAGCGCATCTGCTATACCATCAATAATCCCGACAATAGCGGGACTGTTTGCATACTGCGACATCAAAGTATCTTTAACATCAAACATTAGACAATCTCTATATCAAATTCAGTGGTTACTGGGTATTCATCCACGCCAAGCTCAAGAAAATTAGCCCATGTTATGCCATCAAAGCTTACCTCAATGTCAAGCAGACTTAAATCAATCGAATTACCAACAGGGCAAACATAAGCGGAAGCTCTGAGTTTTTGACCTATGCGTGCGCGAGTTTTTCCAGTTTTCAGCGCATCAAGAATAGCGTTTTTAATTGCCTTTTCATCTTGCAATGACATTTCGTTTTTGTCTTCAAGCGTGATTTTAAACTTAACTGCTTTTAATGTCGGGCGAAGAAACTTTACCTTATAATCGGGCGGGTCTACTGGGTATGTATCATTGTCGTAAACAGTAACTTCTGTATCACCTGCAAAAGAGCAACCAGTTCCGCCTTTAACTAAAATCTGCCATGCAATGTCATAATCAACACCGCCGACCACAGAACACAACAGGGTGTTTCGCGTCACTGGGTAATTAGTCACGCCAAAATTTACAGTCGCATCTGTTGGATTTGACTTAACCCAAACATCGACTACGTTCGGTAAATTGGCTACAGCACCACGCACAGCAGCACCGGTCAATTTAGCATTTGCTGAAACAGATTCTTGCCTACGTTGCTCGAAGTTTTCAGGGCTTTCAGCATTAACACCTGCAATGGCGGCACTTGTATTTGTCGCACGATCTAACCCCGAAAGAGCAACAAGAATATTTGTGATTGTGTCAATGGATGCTTCGATTGGCCCTGCGACAGTGCATTGCACAAAACCGTCGATATAGCCAGTTGAATCAATAATCAGTTGAGTTGTTGTCTCCCAAATATTGCCCGCAACATCGCTGATTCTATATCCAGCGGGGACAATCGTTCCATTTAAACCATGCAAGCGGATTTCAGCAATTGAGTATGTTTGAGATTGTCGATTAATAAAATACAACTCACCAATCGCATCTTGCCAAATACCTGTGGAATATTGCGGGTCAATCTGATTCATTAACTGAATCCACTTATTGCGCTCGTTTTGAATAACCGCTGTGATCGATGTTGCTAACTGCCCTTGTGGGGTGTTCATTGCGGTATTCAGGTTTGAGCCAAAAGCGGTTTTCAGGATTTCCCATACACCTGCGAGCACTTCATCCGTTGTGGGAGCTATAATGCCATTTTCGGTAATTTCAATATCAGGAATCATAAACTCACAACTCCCGTTTGGTCTTGATCATTTGTAAATTTAATCATGCCACTAAGCACCCGATTTTCAATTTTATTGAAGGTTATATTAGCACTAATCACACCATCGACAGATAGTGCGGCTTGCCTTAACTCTGACTGATACAAGCCAAGCGGATAGGATGATTTCCCTAAAATAGACTCGGAATAAGGAATGCCATCATTTTTATTGAAATACATATCACCACGAAATACGCGACAAGCCGATGCAATGTCTTGCGCTTGTTGGTAGACATCACTAGCAATGGCAATATTGCCGCTTGAATCCAATGTCAAATCCCAAGTACTAGGAAGTAAAAAAAGAGTATTAGCCATTTCTTGGAATCCCCACTGGTTGCTCTGTATTACCTGCGCTGTCGTTTGCTTGGCTGTGAATGTGTGTATCTACCACAACACCATTGGCAAGCGTTAAAGTGCCACTAGGCGCAATAGTTAAGCCGTTGATGTTCACATTACCAGTCGTCTTAATATTCATCCCGCTATCAAGAAACTGAATATATTGCGTAGGCGCACTGTTCAACATACCGCCAAGATATACAGCATCATTGATATTAAATTGTCTACGTGAGTTTGGCGCTGCTTGTTTCTTGTTACGCTTCACCATCGAAATGTCGCGCTCACAATAGGCAATCAAGCCAATATCACCGACTTTTGGATTTAGAATGACTGCGTTACCGCCTGCTTGTAATCGAAAGAAAGGCACATTATTAATGGTTGCACGGTCATAGTTGTTATTTGATCCATCCACCATAAAAACCATCGGACGAACGGATAAAAAACCGACCGCAGCCGTGCTACTTGCTTCTTGAGTGACAGCCATGACCTCGCCTAGCATTAGGGTGTGATTTTTACCCATAAGCGAGCGCACAATGGCTTCAAATTCAGCAGCACCGCCAACGCTTTGGGATGCTCTATAGTTTGTCGTCTGTTGATCATTTTCTAACGGCATCGGTACTATTCGCCCAAGTTGCATTAACTTCCATAGACCAGCGCCCATTTGGTACGCCACTTTCAAGAATGGTTTTCAAGCCGTACACGCGCCATACACCATTACAGACCTCAATGATACTATCTTTCACCTCTAAGTTTCCACCAAAGCGAACCAGGGGATTATAGAAGCATTTAAACGATATGCCTTTAATGTCGGGGGTAGGGTAGCCCTCAAGCCCACTAGTAGGTCGTATCTGTGGTATAGGAATTTCGCGCTTAGTGTTTCGCGGCGCAATGGCAATCAGTTTATGCTCGATGTACAAATCGAAATCATAATCATGCGCTAGTTGGCGTATTGTTTCTAAGTTCGCACCCTCGGACATGAAGCCATCGGGAATGATATGAGAAACACCGTTGTTCTTAAATTCATAGCCCATTCGTGTTTCAGTGATAATCCTAATCACTTCTGCTACATCAACCTCGTTAATAATGGCTAGAGGTTCAGCGGGCTTCATTTGTTCGACTAATCCAACAACGCTATCAATATCAAGAAACGGGTCGGGCGCGGAATCCATGTTAATAGTTGCAGTAGTAATATTGCCCTTATAAATAAGCTCGAATGGCTCGCCCTCCTCTCCCGCTTCAATTGCAACCTCATTCAACATTGCGTCTAACGTATTCCATTGCACGCGAAAAAGCGCAAGCATTTTAGTTAGCGATAGGCCATAGACTTGAATCTTAGCGGTAGGCGAGAGCGCTCCGTTTCCTGAAACAATAGTGCAAGAAACACGAAGCTCAGACGATGATAGTTGATTGTATTCACTTTCAAATACTTTTTGCTCGCCGTTTTGGTTTTTTCCGTTCAGGGTGATTGTTACCCTTAGTTTTTTTCTGTTCATAAAAAAAGCCCATCTTTCGATAGGCTTAGTTTAGCATTTAAATCTATTTTAATCGCTTCTGTTGATCTTCTGGGAACTTTGTGTCTGCGCCCCAATTTGTTTCACTTTCCATGATAAAGCAATCGATTTCATGAATAATCTCATAACCATCATCTGAGTAAACAATTAGTTGTGGGGTAGCCCAAGTTGATGCTAGATAAGTATAATCATCAGTTACAGGCTTTCCATTAGTTAAAATATTTCCAGCAGTCCACTCATAATCATCTTTAAGGCCTGCGCCGCATTCTTTATAGCCTTTTTCATTAATTAGATTAACGGCTTTTTCCCAATCAAAAACCATTAACTCCTTTCCTCGATTAGCTTCACCATTCGCAAATGCTTGCATAGAATCCATAATTCAATCCTCATTGATACCTAAA